TTTGTAAATAACCTTTTACGCCTGTAGAGAATATAGCGCCACCACCATCAATTACATAAGTAACTGCGACAGTTTGAGACTGCCATGTAGGAGCACTTGTACCTGCTGAAACTAAATATTGACCTGTTGTACCCACTGCTGATAGAGCTAAAGCTGAACCTGTAGAATAGGCTAATTTTCCAGCACCGGCAGTTATATTAGCACCGGTACCACCTTGAGATAATGTTAACGGTGTTGTTAACCCATTTAATGAAGTAATATCAGAGTTACCGCCAGATTGAGCAGCACTTAAATTGGCACGAGCAGCACTAGCTGTAACAGCTCCTGTACCACCTTGTAAAATAGCTATGGGGGTAACTAATCCTGTAAGACCTGTAATATCTGAATTAACGCCTGATGCCGCGGCTCCTAAATTACTACGAGCAGTGGCGGCTGTTGTAGCACCTGTACCACCATCAACAACTGCGATTGGCGCTGTTAACCCAGTAAGTGTAACTCCATCAATAACTACATTTTTTAAACTTTGAACAACATTATCAAAATCATTACCATCAAAATATACTAAAGCTGTTTTACCGTTAGGGATAGATACAGTATTACCTACAGTAGAAACACCATTATACCCTTGTACATTGATCGCAAAGCCACCGGAAGTGCCGTTTTTTACAACATACATTTTAGAAAGATTAGGCGCCAGTATTGTACGAGCCGCAGTTTGGTTACCTGTAACACGTAAAAACATGCAACGAGATTGATCTGAGCCACCATCAACTTCTGTTAAAGTGTAGTTACTATCTGTAAGAACAATACTTGCAAATCCTGCAATAGCTTGTTCAATTAATGTACCTAGATTAGTATTAGTTGTAACGCCCCAAGTATTAGCTTGGTCGCCAGTACCAATTAATTCTATACGTAACAGTGGTGAGTAGGTCGATGCCATATTAATTCCTTATGTTGCGATTTCAGTCCATATTGCTGAGCTTGATGTATTTACAGTAGCCCAACCAACTAAATTGCCTAAATTTACAGTTAATTGTGAACCTGTTGGGAACACAGTTACATTTATATTGTATGCAGTGGAGACTTGTACTAAGCCTAACTGTGTAATTAAATCAAACCCTGTAACCCCTACATATACATTTTTATCGGGATTTGCAGAAAAAGCCGCTGCCGAAAACGGGGTTACGCCAAATAACATATTATGAAACTACTGCTGTTTCTATTTTTAAAAATCTACGATAGTTAATATTTTCAGCCTGATCAAATTCAACAGAATTATTTAATAAAACAATTTCATTATCTTGTACACTTGATGGTGAATTAAATGCTACTTGACCAGCGTTAACAATATTCAATTGCCAATTACCATAATATCTCATTGCACCATTTGGGAATAATCTAAACCAAGCCCAAGTATTATATGAACCTTGATTTGTAGTAGTAGCTGTAGCAGAACCAATTGGTATTGCAAAATATCCTGATTTTGTTACAAATTGTTGTAATCCTACTAATGTAGGAACAGCATCACGGAAGGAGAATGTAGATGGAGCATACACGTCAATAAGATTTAATTTATTAGATTCATCATTAATAACATACAATTTACCTCCACCAATAGTACCAGCGGCGGGTGTCATAGCTGAGTTACTTAATACAGCTATAGATGGGTTAGTAGCAGTTGTATTATCTGCATATCTAGAACATCTACCACCAATAATTTCTAAACCTGATACAGTACCTGTACCATCTTGTATAGAAAAATCAGCTAGTGTTGTACTATAAGTAATTCCTACATGAGATATTTTAAAAAACCTTATACCAGTAGCAGTAATAATGTAAGCTCTCCAAGCACCGGTATCCCATTGTTCAAACAATAAACCACGAGAATTACCAATTAAACCAGCTGTTGTAGCAGTAGCAGTACCACCGTTAGATATAACACCGTAACGTTGATAACCTGTAGCCACAGGAGTAATACCAACAACTGAAAGAGCTGTAGTAGCAGTGGAAGTTAATGTACCTGTTTGTAAGTTATAAACACCATTATATGACGGAGCAATTGTAGTATTAGCATAATAGAATACGCAACCATATTGTGGATCAGCTTGATCAACCGCAAAACCAAAGTTAAACGTAGCAGCCATAGCAGCACCTGTAACTTGTACAGAGTCTGCAGCAACCACTGCATTAAACGATGGAGCATTACCAACAGTGTTTTTATTAATAGTTACACGTTGTACAAATAAGTTAAATGGAGCCGCTGCAGCATTGGGATGACATACTGCTACTTGACCAACGCCTGTACCTGCATTATAGGCAACTAGACGCATATCAATCCAACCAGCCATACCAGTAGCTTGATTATTAGTACTAGATACAGTAGTTCCAATTCTTATTGTAGTACCATCAATTTTTACAGGGTAGAATACAATAGCCGCCGCTGTGGGAGCAAAAGCATATACAAACAAGTCATCTGTAACTTTTTGAACTTGTGATACTTCACCTAATATAGGGTTGTGTTGAAATGGAACTGTTGCAAATGAACCAGATATAGTATTTGATACAGCAATACCTACGCCTGTAACAGTTAATACCACATGAGAAGTAACAGATACACCGTTAGCTATATAACATGTTGTATCAGTAATACGTTCTGCTACACAAATTGCTGAAGTAGCAATCGCACCTGCTAATGGCGCTAATACTGTTCTACTACCTACTGTTGCAGGTGTTGTAGATGTATCAATAGCATAAGCTACAATATTAGGTGTGGCTGTATTATCTGGATGAACAACTACATATTTAGTGCTTGTTAGTTTAACAACAACAGCTGTTGTAGTAGCAACCAATTGATCAGATAGAGCAGTACCAGTTTGAGGTAATACGCCTGAATTAGCTACAAAGAACGGTCTAACATCATCACCCAACAAAGACCATTTACCTGCTGCGGTAGCAGTGCTTGCTAGATAAATTGTAACTGATGAATAAGGTCCAATAGCACCAAGTAAGTTACCAGCGTTATCTCTAATACCAATGGAGTGTCCGCCTTCGTTTTTAAATACCCACTTACCATTAGATATAGTCAAAGTGGTAGCATCAGGCATTGTAATAGTTACAAACTCAGCTGTTTGAGTAAATTCATATACTCTGAAAGAAGCATTAGTTAACGTTAAGTTAGTTAATAATGTAGTAACTGTACCTGTAGCAAGTTGAAAGTTGTTATCTACGTATTGTTTAGTTGCCGCTTGAAGTGCTAATGTAGGGTCTTGAAATAGTGTAGTAGTGCCAGCTAATTGAGTATAGTTACCTGTAATATTTGTATTACCTACAATATCAACTTGACCAGTTGCATCAATATCAGCTGTTATAGTTGTACCAGCTACTTGTAAATTACCACTTACAGTACCGCCAGCGGCGTCTAATGGAGTAAATCCAATATTACCTACAGCAGCGCCTGGTGCTAATTTAACTGCGGTTATAGATCCATCACCATAATCAGATGTTGATAATGGGACCGGGGTTGGTTCTTTTCCTATATAGTTAGCCATAACTAATCCTTATGATAATTCTACGGTTGATACAATAACATCAGCTGCGGTACCCGTTGATGCAGTTACTTGAATAACATCACCAACTTCCATTGCTAATTTTTGAGGGGCACCTACTAAAATAATAGTACTTCCAATAGGAACTGGAGCATCTTTACATATATATGATGTTGTAGCCCCTGATGTTATTGTTGCTGAAATTGTTATATTAGCTGCTGGAGACTTAATATTAGCCACAGTAAAGCTATATACAGTAGTTTGAGCAGCCCCTGCTGTATAAACAGTAGTGGGTGATGTTCCTATGTTTGATGTTAGATAATTTTTAAATGCGGTAGCCATTAGTTACTCCATTAAGATAGTGCAATAGTTATTCCGATAGATTCGTTATCCGTATCATACGGAGGATTACCGGCAGCATCTTTATAAACTGCTCTACTTGCAGGTAATGTAACGAACACAATTTTAGCTCCAGCTGAAAAATTAACTTTAGATCCAGCATTTGAGCTTGATAATACAGTATCGCGAGTAAGAGTTGTAGATGTAGCTACAGTACCTACTCCGACTTCCCATTCATTTACTGCGGTATCTGAATGAGTAATTGCGTAATAACAGGTATTTCCTACACCAACACCGGAATTAAAAGTAATATACTCTTGGGAAGCTCCCCCAAGAACCATAGTTACAAGTCCATTAGTGGTACTTAATTCCTGTACACGATCCGCTAAAACTAATGCCATTATGTAATCCTAATAATAGCTGTTGAAGCTGCAGCTGTTGGGAACACAATAGTTAAATCACCAGCAACGGCTTGTTTATCGCCACCAAAATCTAATACGCACACTGAAGGATTAGTTAAAGGAGCGTTAGCATTATCAGCAGCTGAAGGGGTTGTATTGTAAATTAAAGCGCCTCTTGTAGTTAAAGTAACATTAGTAAATGTTAAATCTGCAAAATCTAGATATGCAGTACTACCTGTTAGGAAGGTACCTAAATTAGTTAATGCTGCTCCTCCCGCTGTATAGTTTGCACTAGATACTTCATTAGAAGCTGTATACGCAGTTGTAGACGCATCCAAGGTAGCTGTTGAAGTATATAAAGCAAGCTTAAATGCATCTCCGCCAGTAGGACGGAAATCATGCACTGCAAGCATTAATTGTTGTTTAAAATTGTTGGTTATGCTCTGAGAAATAGCCATATTAGGTCCTCAATAATTCAATAAGTTCAGGATGTCCTGAATTAATAAACTTGTTTGTTAATGTTGTGCGATCAGATTTAATCGCTTCTTTCATATAATGAACAAGTACTTCTTTAATATCTGATCTAAACGCGTTAGCTTGGTCACGAATAAAATGTGGAGCTGTTTCGCTTACAGATAAAATCTTGTTTAGTGCTCTTTCAGCAACTTCTTCAGGCGTAAAACCCCTGTTTGAGGTTGCATGGACCATAACGTCCGCCAATGTTACTTGTGATTGTTGTGAAATCATTTAACAGTGTCCCTAACTTGTCCAGATCTATATGCATCTTGACGATTTTTGCCGTCGCCAAGTTGTTTAAGTAGTGCCAATGCCTCATTATACCTCATAGTATAGTTTTGTAAAACATCAGCTTCTTCTTTCATAAAGGTTGCTGCTTCTAATAATGAACCATAAAGAAGGGCGGATTCAAAATTATCACCTAACCAAGAACTACCAGCAGTAACAATACTTTGTGGGTAGTAGTAATAATGGAGCTCTACTTGATAAGTAGAGTCAGGAGTAGGTCCAAATATAAAGGTATCTTGGTCAAATAAAGCATAGTATAAAGGAAGCCCAGTATCTGTAGGAGCAGGGTAGGCTTCTCTAATAAAGTTAACATCTTTATTTAATAAGTATGAATAGTTACCTGAAGCATCTACTACAGCAAAGGAAAACACTGCTAAATAGTCGTCTGGAGACGGTAAATACTTGTTATTTGCATTAAAATTACTAGTAGAATTCTTACGAATAGCAGGTAATTGAACAGTATTATAAATACGTTCTTCAGCATTTTGAACAAAATTAGGGATATTATCTATGAAAGTAGTTTCATAGTTCTCCGTATATGATGTTATTGCCGCTGCTAATTCAGAATAATTCATTACGCCATTGGGCCTCTAGCTTTACGACCTTTAGTAGCTGCACCATTACCGCGAGTTTCAAGCTCACCATGTTTATTAATTTGTGTATTTGCTGGATCACCACCACCTACACGACGAGCTGGCATGCCAGGTCTAGATTCTAATTGATTCATCGTATTAGGATCTGTGTGATATGTAATGTCTGCATTTGGCACAATTTTAGGTTGTTTATATTCTGCCATGATTATTATCCTTTTTTCTGTGCTGCAATTTTAGCTAGGCCACGACCCATTTTTTTCATGTCAGCATTGGATTTACCACCCTTGCTACCACTATGTTTTGGACCTTTTTCAATGCCTACGTTAGCGCCTGTATTGGGGAAAACTTTAGCGTTAGTTTTACCTTTTTTAACTACTGGGCCGTCAGCTGCTTTTTTATATGCCATTTTTACTTCTCCTATGTTATTGTTACTGTTACATCACCTATAGCACTTGATGCTACTAGATTATTTGGGGTTAAAGCTGCATCAAAATCTGATGCACCACCCACTGGATTCCATCCCCATTGAATTACTCTACTACCACCCATTGGAACACCAGTAGCATCTGGACTAGGACCTGTTGTTTCAGTTAACTGAAGTCCATTAAGGCCAGATGTATAGTATCCTATATCAGGACGTGGATTTCTAACTGCTTGTGGATCACTAACCGGGTATAAGCCTAAGCTTAATTGTGGTTGATCCGGTTCCCAGCATTCTTGACATACGAGTATATTAACATTTTTTGTCTTAATAACTAAACGTTTTAACTGTTTTAGCTTATATCTAAACCCACAACGGTCACACTGGGCTATCGCATTTTTACCACTTGAAAATTTACTTGGCATTTACTTACCCGTGGTAGAACGTTTGGCGAGGTACAAACCTCACAGATGCTTTTTCTCTATCCTCATCCGCTGCTAATTGAAACGCTTCATCATATGCTGCTTTTAACATTTCGATACGTCCTTCAGCACCTGGAACTTTTAAACTTAAATAATAAGATAAGCCAGCAACCATGCAAGGGATAAATCTAAATGGAATATCTTGTGTGCTTACACCCCCACCTGAATCTTGAACCCTACGAAGTCTATAATATACAAACTGATAGTTATCACTTTGATCAGGAGCAGGCCATAAATTTATAGTAGGTAAATTTTGTACTTTAACAGCATCACCAATAGCATGTGGTTCTAAAGGTGTACCATTAACAGCACGAATAACATCGGTTAATTGAAGTCCATCAATACCACTATACTGAATAGTTTCATTACCAATTTGAATAAACCCAAACTGTGCTAATCCTTCAGTTGAATCTAATGTAATAGTTGTAGTTGTTGTTACAGCGCCTAATGTCTCATCTAGTAATAATGATGTTGGGTTTGTTTGACCACTTTGTCTGTTAATCCAAACTTGAATAGGACGACCATTTGCATTCTTATTAGGAATTGTAATATATGTAGATTCACTAATACGGCTAATATTAATATCTTGTTGGTTTTGCCCAGTACCTGTACGAACAACATGGTCTAACAAATCAATAGTATTAGTAGGCAACGGATACATAATACGATTTTGTTCTAAATCAATTTGACCTGGTTCAATAGTCCAAAGGTTAATACCTTTGTTTGCCCACTCTATAGTAAGTAAATTTATTGAACGTCGTGCTGTACGAAGATCATAACCTGTACGAAGTTCTGAACCACATCGTTCAAAAGCTTCTTCAACAAGTGCATCTAAATTTAAATTAAAATCTGAGGTACCAGATGTGGCCATTATTTTACTCTTCTGTAAGGTTTTACTTTTTGTTTAATAGATTTAGGCTGAGCTACAAATTGCTTACCTTTAGCTTTACCTGCTCTTTTAGCCTTCGTTGTAGCAGCATATTCTTGAGGGCTTAATGCTTTAATTGCTTTTTCTGGTAAGTATCTTTCACCTGTTTCACTAGACTTTTTACCAGACTTAGTTGTCCACTTTTGTTCACCCCATGATTTTAGTGAACGTTGTGGTTTAGCTAATGCACTCACTTATATCCACCACCTGAAGCTTTGTATTTTTTAGCAACAAGTTGAGCCTTACGAGCTGACCATTGACCAGCGCCTGTACCATGTGTTGCCGCAGCTTTTACTTGTGACACTATTCTTTTTCTAAGACTAGGCTTTGTATAGTTGCCGGCTTTATTTACTGTACCACCTTCTTTATACAGTTCAACATCGTTAGGATTATCTTTACGATGAATGGTTTTTTTACCTGGCATTTTGCTAGGATTAATAGCGCCCATTCCGCGTGAAGGTCTCATCGTTGTACGCCTGGTAATGAAGCTAACCCTGTTGGCATTGGTGTTGCTGGGTTTGTTCCAGCTTGTGGTCCTGAATATGGTTGCAACGGACTTTGTAAAGTTGATGAAACATTAGGTGCAGGGGGAGCTGATCTATTTAATACACTGGTTCCTACATTTGGATTATTAGGTCTAAAATTACTAATATTCATTTGTTGATTTAACGGAACACTGCCTCCTTTACCGCCTCCTTTACCTACTGGTGTTGTAGCAGGAACTGCAGCGGGAATAGCAGGATTATTAGGGCGTGGACCACCTTTTCCACCCATAGGTCTATTAGGAACTCCACCTTTGCCAACCATCGGTTGTTGCACGGGAGGAACGCCACCTTTGCCGCCCATAGGTCTATAAGGAACTCCGCCTTTGCCAGCCATTCCTGAACTTCGTTGGTTAAACATTTCTGTTAAAGCTTTTGTAGTTTGTGGATCCATTTGTCCACCGCCACCACCTTTAGTACCTGTGCCCATTCCCATAATTACACCATCTTTCCACGAGTTTTACCGCGAACTTCAATACCACCGCCACGGCACATTTTTTTAACGGCTTTACGATATATTTTACCATATTCTTTGTCATAGTTAGCTGCTGTAATTTTGCCGCCCTTTTTCTTTGCTACTGGTTTTTTTGTTTCCATTTTCTTGGGTGATAATTTTTCTTTTTTAGGTTTAGGAAGGGGCATAGGGTTCATATCTTCTAATCTAGAAGCTGAGCCAGGTGGAATATTAGCGTCCATCATTCTTGCAGACCTATCCAATTGTTCTAAAGTTGGTCCTGTGTAGTTGTCTTTATCATCCATGATTTATCCTTAGCAAATTTTGCCTCTAGTTTTGCCTTTAGTAGCAATACCATTAGCTTTTGATAGTTGAGAAACTTTACCGCCAGAAGCGTAGCCACACATACCACCTTTTTTAAACGGTGTTCCTGGTTTTTTCTTAGCAAGAGCCATACCTCTTGATAACGTAGCACTGGGGCTACTACGCATTGGAGCGCCACCTCTTAGAGGCAAAGCTCTGCCACCAAAAGCCATTTTTTTAATTTCACCACCATTTTTCATTTTATGCATTGATGATTCATGCCCTTTAACTTCTTTTTTAGCAATCATCTTTGCATCTGATTTTGTTGCACATGTTTTAGCCATACCACCACCTCCAAATTTTTTGCCTTTATCGGCTTTATTAAACTCCTGTGCTACATCTACAGGAACCCCTACTTTTTTAGCAAATGCAGGATTATGAGCCGCAGCTGCCATAAAATTTCTTTGTGCCTTAGATTTACTAGGCATTTTGTTGTTTCCATCTTTCACATTTAAAACACTTACAATCTGGAAAATGATTAGGTTTTGCTACTTTTTCCAAATTTATTGTTTCTATCGAAGCGCGTGAAGCTTCTTTTTTAACTTGTTCAATTTGTTCAACAGGTTGTTCAATACTTTGTTCTTCAGCTTGTTCAGCATCTGATTTCCTTTTTTTAAACACTTTATCAATAAAAGCTTTCATTTATTTACCTAGCCAATGAGTTACCATCCAGCTTATAACCCCTGAAATAATAGTAGCAATAGCAATAAATACTTTCCAGCCGCCTTTGATTTCTTCTAGTGTTTTTTCAATTCCATCAAGACGGGCTTTTAATTGTTCCATATCTTCCATAATACTATCCACATCTGATTGAATATGTTTAATTTCTACACCGTGTTCAATTACTTCGCGTTCTGCACTCATTAGCACTTCCACCTTTTTAGTGATGCGGCTTTCCTAGTAGGTCTACCTTTTTCATCTTTCATAGGACCAGGCATACCAGACATCCTAGCACAAAACGACTTTTTACGAGCGCCGCCTTGTGGTTGAGGAGCCTTTAAGTTAGACCCAGTAGCTGCGTTATATTTCGCTCTGCCTTTTGCAGTAAGACCTGCGCCTTTAGACACAGGAAGTTTTTCACCGCGTCCGACTGCTAAGCTAGGACCTTTTTTCTTATTAGCCATAGAATATTTGCGCTGTTTGCATATTAACCATTTCAGCATACACGCCTGATTCAGCTCGTACGCCTTCGCCCGGAATAAGAGGAATATTGGCAAATATATCAGAAGCTACAGGTTCATAAGTCATAAGCCATTTACCTACAGTGTATACAGCAGCAGTGCTAGAAATAGTACCTGTATTAATATCTGTAAGAGTAAAAGAATCAGCATCAACTCTAGTAATAGAATATGTACCATCAGTAGCTGAAACGCCAGAATTTGATAGAAAGTGAATACCAATGATAGTGCCTGTAGTTAAACCGTGCGCTGTTTTGCTTACAGTAACAGTAGTTCCACTACGAGCATAAGTTACGCTTGATGAAACAGGTGTTGTTGTAGCTGTATCAAATAAAACTACATATCCAGCAGAAGCCGAACCGGTAAACGATAATCCTTTGACGCGAACAGGATATTTTACTAGATATCCACTAGAATTTAAATGCGCTTGTTTTACATCATATTGCATACCCATAATTAATCTCCTTTATTTTATTAAGGGGGCTAGGCGCCCCCAAGTGATTAATTAACTAACAGCTGCGCTGAATGGTGTAGCTGGTGTACCAGAACCTACTAAAGCTGCGGTTACTAAAAATTCACCCGCTGCAATATCAGTAACTTGAACATAAGAACCAACTAAACCGCCTGTTGTTGAACCATTCATAGTGATTGTGTCAGAAGCTGGTAGTGTACCAAACACAGAAGCTGTAGTTCCACCCACTGCCGCAAAACCATTTAATGTATCTGTTGCATTAGCTACTTGAATAATGTTGTTATTTGATGTAACTGCTGTTGCAACAATAAATGTGTAAACAGCTTTTGTACCTGTAGCTGCTGGAAGTGTTACTGTAATACCAGCTGCACGTGATAAATTGATTGTTTGTCCATTAGAGTCTGAAGTTACGGTTAATGTTGCTGCTGTAACTGTTGAGTTAACGTCTGTGCCTGTAATAAAACCGGCGAGTGATCGGACTGGGCCGCTAAATGTGGTTAATGACATAGTATTTTTTCCTTCATACAAAGTTAAGTCTATTAGTCTTGTATGCGTCTGCCGGGACAGTCTAATAAACCGGATAACCCGGATTGAGCTAATAATACTACTTTTTTGAAATAAAGCAAGTGAAAAAGGGGCCGAAGCCCCTTATTTTAATAACAGTCTGTTACGATAACCATTATTTATTCATTACGTACATAGTTACTTCAAAGCCAAAACGCATTTCTGTAGCTGCTGGAGTTGTCCACATAATATTTTCCTTTTAAAAGTTATACACACGATGTGTATGATTCATATCTTACGCTTATATTTTGCCTGTGAAATAGAGAAAACCATGAATTACAGGCAAAGAAAAACCCCACCGAAGCAGGGTTATTTCTAGTACGTGTCAAGGAATAATTAAACGCCTTGTGAACCCCACATACCGAGAGGATCTGACCAACCGAAGCTATAACGTTCACGAGCTTTGTAACGAACGTTACCAGTATCAAAGTCACCGTCCATAGATGTTGATAATGGTGTACGAACGAAGTGTTTCATGCCGTTAGGTACATCTGTTGTTAAGAAGTAAGCATCTGGATCTGTCAAGAAGTGGTTAACTGTGTAACCTTCTGGAATAGAACCATTGTTCTTAATCGCGTTGATATCGTTATCAGCTGTAGCAACACGTAATTCAGTTTCGAGCAAGCGAGTTGCAACGAATTGATTACCTGGTGGAACAATTAATTTACGAGGTTGAGCAGCGATTAAAAGACCACGCTCGTCAGTCCAAGCAGCGATTTGAATAACTGCATTTTCCAATGCTGTTTCGTTCAAGTCTGTTGGAGTTGATTGAGTGTTGCTGTTTGTAGCACCGTTAACAAGTGGGTGGTTAGTAGCAAACAATGGAACACCATCACCGCCGTAATAAGCAGCTGTGTTAGTGAAACCGTTGTTAAGTACGTTAGCAGCCTTAACTTGTTTTGTGTAAGCCATAGCTCTTGCTAAAGCTTTTGTGTAACGTGCAGATAATGTGTCATACAAGTTATCTTCTACAGCTTCTTCAGTTAAGCTGAAGCCAAGAGCGATAGTTTGATGATTGTATCGTGCAGTCCAAGCTTCTTGAGCATTGTCATAAGCGATAGCATTGCCTTCGTTTTTAACAGGTGCTGCTGCAAAGCCTGATAGTTTTGTTTCTTCTTCGAAAGAACGTTCTGAAGTCTCTGTTTCATAGATTTCTTTATGTTCTTCACCATAACGTTTGTACTCTAAACCAAACAAAGCATTAAGGCCTGGTAATAGCTCTTTAAGTAGCTGTGCGCGTGAAATTGCCATGTGTTATTCTCCTTAGATGCCTGTTGGGTTATTGTATGAATGAGCAACTGGGTTAAATTTAACCAAGACGTCAGTATACGCATCACCAACTGTTGATGTTGTGCTTTCAACAAAATCTACAATACGGAACGCATAACCAGAAGTAGCAGCCACTGAAGTGCTAATAGCTGAGTTAGAATTACCTGTGGTTGTTGAACCTGTAGATGTTGATTGAACCGCTGCTAAAATAGCATTAGAACCAAGTGTTGCTTGAGCTAGTGAACCATTAGCTTGAACTTGGAATAATGTGTTGTAATCGTCAACAACGTAAGCCATAGCATCTGACGCTACTGTGCCAGTTGGCCAGTATTGTGAGAATGTTAATTGCTTAGTTGATGGGTTTGTGTAGGTGCAACCTACAAAAACGCCGATTGTGCCTGCTGGGAATGGTGTTGAGTCATCACCATTTGTTGTTACTACTTGGATTGTACCTGCAGCTACAATAGAAACTACTTGACCGTAGAATATATTTGAAGCATAGCCGGATGCAATCTTGATTTGACGTGTGCTACCAGCATATGGTAGACCGCCAATTTCATTTACGGGTTTTAAGCCGTAAGGGGTTTGAGTTGCTGACATAATGTCTCCTTTTGTTATTTACCTTTACCGAACGTCACGGTTGACTTTGAATCTTTAAACAAAGGCATACGTGGGTCGTTCTGTTTCATAAAGCTGTTATCCACCGCATCAGCTTGTTGCTGAGCTTTCTGCTGATAATGAGCAGAGCGTTGTTTAACAAACTCTTCCGGGATCT